CGAGCGCATCGAGGTAAGGGGTGAGGGATATCGGATCGCCAACAATGACTGCGTTCTCGAATGCCAGACGATGGCGGAGAACAGTGTCGATCTGATCGTCACCTCGATCCCGTTTTCGACCCAGTACGAGTATTCGCCGAACTATGCGGATTTCGGCCACACCGACGACAACGGGCATTTCTGGCAGCAGATGGATTTCCTGATCCCGGAACTGTTCCGGGTGCTGGCGCCGGGGCGGATCGCCGCGATCCACGTGAAGGACCGGATTGTGCCGGGCGGCATGACCGGCCTCGGCTTCCAGACCGTTTATCCCTTCGCCGATGATTGCACCGCGCATTTCCGCAAGCACGGCTTCGCGTTCCTCGCCCGCAAGACAATCACGACCGATGTCGTTCGCGAGAACAACCAGACCTACCGGCTTGGTTGGTCCGAACAGTGCAAGGATGGCAGCCGCATGGGCAACGGCCTGCCGGAATATCTGCTGATTTTCCGCAAGCCTCCGAGCGATGCCTCGAACGGCTACGCAGACCGCCCCGTGAAAAAGCAGAAACGCGAGTGGTCGGCCGAGGCTGGCGCATGGCAGAGCGATAGCGGTTATTCCCGCGCCCGCTGGCAGCTGGACGCGCACGGCTTCGAGCCGTCATCCGGAAACCGCCTGCTGAAGCCGGAGGAATTGCTTGGCCTCGAAGCGAGCCAGATCTTCAAGCTCTGGAAGGCCTATCAACTAGATACGGTCTATGATTTCGAGCATCACGTGAAGGTTGCCGAGGCGCTCGAGGAGCGCGGCATGCTGCCCTCGACCTTTATGCTACTGCCGCCGCACTCGAAGCACGACGACGTCTGGACCGACGTTACACGCATGCTGTCGATGAACACACTGCAAGCTGCCAAGGGCCGTGAACTGCATCTCTGCCCGCTGCAATTCGACATCGTCGATCGCGCGATCCTGCAATACACGGAGGAAGGCGAAACAGTCTTCGACCCGTTTGGCGGACTGATGACGGTTCCCTACCGTGCCCTGAAGCTGAATCGTAGGGCCGAGGCCGTCGAACTCAACCCCGCTTATTTCATGGATGGCTGCAAGTACGTCGAGGCGATCGCCCGCGAACGCGCGATGCCGAGCCTCTTTGACATCATGGAGGCGGCCGAGTGAGCGAGGCCGTACACCTCTTCATTGTCACCGATGACGCCCACAAGGCGAGCTATGACGTCATTGGCGTTCACCCACTCGAGCTTCCGTCATTCGTGCGCATCGTCACCAAGGCCGAGGAGATATCCCGGCTTCCAATGGGCGTTCGCTGCCTGGGTTGCTGGTTTTCATGGGGTGCTCGTGAGCATGACGATGCGCAGCTCGCCTGGCAGGAGCGGCGTGATCAGGGCGGCCTTGAAGGCGTGACGGTCGTCTTCCTTGAGAAACTCGACGACTGGAAAGCAAAGCGTGCCGCAGCCGAGGCGAAGATTTTGGCCGAGGCGCTTGCCGAGCGGCAGGACGCGCCGGTTATGAGCTTTTCCGAATTCGCCAATGCGCAGGCGGCCGCAAACGTCGAGCCTTCCTCAGAAGTGCCAGTCATTCCAAAGAAAACGAGGTGGTCCTGATGCTCGTCGTCGATCGTTTTGGCCTTCCACCCCTGGTGGACCATAAGCAGCTCGCAGCCATGCAGCCGCACGTCCGTTCGGAATGCCTGGCGCTGATGCGCGAGGCTGGTCTTTCGGACGAGTTTATCGGCCGGCGTCTTAATGTTCGGCCGGAGATCGTCCGCGCTGTCGCAGAGGCCAAGCACCGCTACACGCTTCCGAAACTTGTTGCTGGCTGCGAAGGCGAGGATGAAGGCGACGACGACGTAAGCACGGTCGTCAAAATCGAAGGCCTGCCGCGGGGCGCGTTCATGGTCCTGAAGTTCGCCCTTGAGCGGCAGAACGAGTTTGCGCTCAGCAAGGACGGTCTGTCGAAGGAGCTGAACCAACCGTTGAAGGCGGTAGACGCGGGCATGTCGCGACTGCTGTCGGATGGTTACATCGTGCGCGTCCGGGCCGGAAGCGGCGGCAAGCCGCCGCTCTATCGCCTCACGGAAACGGGCGAAAAGATTGCCGCCATGGTTTTCACCGGCGTGATCGGAGCGTGAAGAATGCTCTCCGACTCGATCCGACATATGCGCGAACGCATGACGGAGGAGGGTTCGACGCCCGGCCTGCTGCTGACGCTGCACGCCTTCGAGATCGAGGCGAAGAATATGGAGGACCGGCTGCATCTCTTGCTCGGTCGGCCGCATGTGGCGCTCGACGGAAATCTGATCTCGGGTCCTTCACTTGTCGACCTCGGAGCATCCTCATGATGCGGGAGAAGAGCACGAAGGTCGTGTTGATCGTCGCCACGACCGTGTTACGACCGTGTTAGCGCGGGCTGCGACGCTGGAGGCTTTCGGCCTCGACCCGAGCCGGGAGGGGCTGCGCTACATCGACAAGGCCCACAGCCTGCGCGGCTGGTCGCGTGGCACGGCATACCTCGCGATGAATTCCGGCACCTGGTCGACGGATCGCGGCATCGAGCTTGACCGGGTTCTGACCGCGCTGACGCGCAACGGGCAGTTGCGGATTGCCAATGAGCGGGATCTCGATCAACTCAAGAAGGGTGCCGCGTGATGTTGAGCAAGGCAGACCCGAGACGCGCCACCTCATCCGCCATGACCGGGAAGATTAACGATCGCCAAGCGCTTGCCGCGATCGTGCTCTGGAATTCCGGGCATTTTGACACCCTCGACATCAGCAAGCTGTTGTCGATCGGCGAGGACGCCGTTTACCGCACTCTTCATGCGGCCCGACATGTTGCGGGTGGCCAGAGATGAGCAATCCGGTACTCGACGATTTCATCCTCAGGGCTCGTGCCGTCACGGTTACAGAGACTGCCGAGAGGCTCAATCTGCCTCGGCCGAAACGCGAGGCGGCTGGATCGCGGCCGTGGTCGAGCGATGTCGGCCAACCGTGCCCTGTCTGTGGCGGAAAGGATCGCTTCTCGATCAACGGCGGCAAACAGGCATGGAATTGCCGGCATTGCGGTACTGGTGGCCGAGACGGGATCAGCCTTGCGGCCTTCGTCCTTCACTACGATCCGAAATCGCGGACAGGATTTCTGGAAGCCTGCGCCGCCGCGCTAGACGAACAGATCCCTGAAGGTGGGGAGCGCGAAACCGAAGACGAGCGGCAGGCGCGAGAAGAGCGGCGCAACGCCAGTCTCGCCAAGCTTGAAGCTGATCGCGCGGAACGGGACCGGCAGCAGGGAGAACATCGCGACCGGGAGATCCAGCGTGCCCGCGGGATATACTTCAATGCTCAGGAATGCCTGGATGAGACGCTCTACGGCGCCCAGATGATCCGCGCATACCTGCGCCATCGCACCGGGTGTCAGGTGCCGATGGAGATTTTCTTCAATCTGAGATTCGATGGGAACCATACCTATTGGCACGGACAGGACGATTTCGGCCGGCCCGCATCCCTCCATTCGGGTGCGGCGATGATCGCACCCTTCGTGACGCTCGACGGGCATGTGACCGGTTGCCACGAAACGTGGATCGACATGCGAAACGCCCCGAAGTTCCGCCCGGATCTCGGCGTCGACGAGAAGGGGGAAAAGCTCACCACCAAGAAGATGCGCGGGACCAAGAAGGGCTCGTTGGTGCCACTTCTCGGTGACATGAGCGCGCGCCGCTGGGTCGGCGGCGAGGGGATCGAGACGGTGACAGCCGTTGCGGGCTTCGAGGGCTTTCGTTCCGACACGTTCTATTTCGCAGCTGGCGATCTCGGCAATCTCTCTGGCCCGGCCGACCGAGGCAAAGGCAAGAGCGAGAGCTATGTGGTCGGGGGCAGGAAGGTCGCCTTCTGGCCATATCCGAAACCAGACCAGTCTCGGGACGAAGCCATACAGCTTCCGGCGCATGTTAGCGCCCTCGTGCTGCTCGCTGATGGCGACAGCGAATTCTATTTCACGGCTGCAGCCATGGCCCGGGCGAAATCCCGGCTCTCGGTTCCCGGTCGCGACATCAGCATCTGGTGGCCTCCGCAGGGCGCGGATTTCGCCAGTCTTTTATGTGAAAGGGCATGAGGGGAATGCAGGACGAACTTTCGGCGGCTATGCCTGACGGTCTCAAGGAGATTGTTCAGGACGCGATGATGCAGCGGGGCGTCGACCCCGAAACCCCACCCGTCTCAGACGGCTCGGACGAAACTCTCGAGGACATGGCGCCACCGCCGTCGGATGACGACCTTCGGGCTGTCCTCGAGTACTGCGCCGGGCTTGATCATTCCGATACCGACAACGGGAAGCGGCTGCTTAAGCATTTCGGGCAGGACCTTCTTGTCGTCGCGCAGGAAAAGGCGAAGCAGGCTCTGTTCGGCGTTTGGACGGGTACGCATTGGGATATCGCCAACGGCGGTCCCAAGGCACTGAAGATCGCGCAGCAGCTCGGCGACCGGATTGCCCAGGAGCGGCATTGGATCAAGCCGAGCCAATCAGAGCAGGAAAAGATCGAGGCCGGAAAGGCCGCGGCCGAGATGGAGGCGCGGGGCGAGGATGTCGACATCGGCGGCAAGCGGTTGATCGCAGCACGGGAAAAGGCACTCGATGCCTTTGGCAAGCGCGTGAAGCGGCGCATGGATCATGCGGTTTCCTCAAAGAACATCGCCCGCATGAATGCGGCCCTGGCCTGCTCAGCGCCCCACATCATCATAGCACCCGACGAGCTGAACGCCGACCGCATGCGCTTTGCGGTCCAGAACGCGACGCTGCGTTTCGAGCGGAAGATGCAACGGAAGAAAAATCCGAAATTCGTCAGCCGCGAAGACACGCCCAATGTGCCGGAGACTATCGAGATCTGTGTCGAAGCCGACGTGAAGGTGACGAAGGGCCATGTTCGGGAGGACCTGATCACGCACATCGCTCCAGTTCGTTACGAAGCGAAGGCCGAATGCCCGCGCTGGTCGAGATTCCTCGAGACTATGCTGCCTGATGCATCCGTTCGGCGCCTGGTGCAGGTTTCGTCCGGGCTCGGGCTCGTCGGCATCACAGTACAATATCTGTTCTTCCATTACGGCGACGGTGCAAACGGCAAGTCGGTATACATGGAAACTCTCAGCCGTCTGTTGGGAGAGATGGCGGTCACTCTGCCGGCCACGAGCCTTATTGGTGAGAGCGGATCGTCGGGCGGGGCATCTCCAGACCTGGCCCGGCTGCTCGGCCGAAGACTGCTGCGCGTCAAGGAGCTTCCAGAGGGCGAGGATCTTAAGGAGAACCTCGTCAAGGAGCTCACCGGGGGTGAAACAATAACCGCGCGCGACCTCTTTGCCGGGTATATGGATTTCGATCCGATCTTCGTAGTTCAGATGAGCGGTAACGGATATCCAAAAATCTCCGGTAACGACGACGGTATCTGGCGGCGCATGGCCGTGGTGCATTGGCCTGTGAAGGTGCCAGAGGCCGAGCGACGGGAATTCGAGGAGATGCTGGCTTACTTCAGGCCGGAATATCCCGGTATTCTGAATTGGTTGATCGAAGGGGTGAAGATCTACCTGAAGGAGGGGATCGTCATTCCAGACGCCGTGCGCGAGGCGACGCAGGAATATCGCGACGACATGGATAGGACGTCGGCCTTCGTGGCGCGATGTGTAGTCAGGGATGAGAATGCCGAGCCCATCCAGTCAAAGGTTCTCTATAGCGCCTATTGCCGCTTCACCGAGGACGAGGGCGGCAGGCCGATGAGTTCGACCGCCTTTGGGCGAGCGATGGCTAAGAAGTTCAAAAAGGAAACGTCAGGCTATGTCTTCTATCACGGGATACGGCTTCGCGATGTGCCGGCGCCGCATCGGGAGGATGTGCCCGAGCCGCCGCCTGGCCGCTTCGATGATGACGCGCCATTCCCCGAGGCCTTCTGACGTGCCCCGTAACCCCACCCGTCATCACACGCACCTTCCGGATTTGGAGGGTTCGGATAGTTTCTTCGAGGGTTTACGGAGAGTTCAGCGGGGGTATGGGGGAACAAAATCAATGACTTGGAGAGTTCGGAGGGTTTTCTCGTGCGTAATATATGTTTGAAAAAGGGGGCCGGGGGAAATCGGTTCAAACCAACGTTAGTGCGTAAAATCTCTCCGAACTATCTAACTCTCTGAAAACAATAACAATAACTCTCCAAAAACTATCCACTCAACTATCCGAACTATCCATGAAGAGGGAAAACATGAAAAAGGTATCGATTGAGCAGTTTCTCACCTGGGCTTTTACTCAGGAGCTTTGCAAAGTTGGCTCGGGGAGTGGCGGAAGCTTCGTGAATGGCTCGTCCTGGGAGATGGTCAGCGATATCTTCGCGCTCGGTACCATCATCGATCGGTCGCCAAATTTTTACGGCGTCATCCCCGACTTTATCGCGACCGGCGAGCCACATCCTGATGCGCAGGCTGTCGGAAATGCTGTCCGCGGCCTCGCTGCCCGCGGAGGCTTCGAGATCGCAGATGGCTGGAAGCCGTTTCCGGAGTGGGAGGACGCTCGCGGCCTGATCGCGGCAGAGGTTGAACGCTTTATGCAGACAATTCGTGTCAAGCGTGACGTTCTGCAGGCCAAGCACATCGTCAATCTCGTCATCAGCAGAGCCATTCTTGGAAGAGGCCCTGATTGGCACTCTGACCGCCCAGAGGAAAACATTGTGACGAAGAACGGCAGCCCTGCCTGGTTCATCGAGGCGAGGGCGCGCGATAGCTTCCGTCGGTCCTACACTTATGAGACGGATGGTTTCGATCACAAGCGTCGGCGACCGAAGGCTGGCGCCTATCAGAAGTTCGAGCTATCAGAGCCTCTGCAGGGTGCTATCCTTTCACGATTGGAATGGCAAATCTGGCAAGATGCACTTGATGTGCTTCATCGTGACCTTCGTGGCGCTCTGTCAGCTCACGAACTGCATCCCTTTTCCCCGATTAGAGCTCCATGGGAAATGATCAGATTTAAGAGCGAGCGCCTCCAAGCCGTTGATAACGCCTGATATTATTTTCAGATTTACGGATTGCGGCGCGACGGTCGGTTGACATACATTAAACACACTGAAAAAGATTAGATGACCCGCTTGGCAATGCCCGGCGGGTTTTCGTTTCCAGATGATGGAGGCGGCCATGAAAACCGCCGCTGTAATGGCGGCATCTTCGGACACAGGCGATGACCGCTGAGCTTCATTTCGATGCGAGCGAACTGCAGCAATTGTCGCGAGCGATTGCCAATCTCCCGGGCCAGATCAAGGCAAAGGCGATGGCCAGCGCGATGCGGCGAATGCGTGATATGGCTCGCACGCGGATCGTAAAGCGAAGCGCTGAGCGTACCGATCTTCCAGTGCGGAAAGTTGCGGCGCTGACAACGGCGCATTTCAACGCCGGTGGCAACACCATTGAAGTGGTTGAGAAGTCAGGGTGGTTTCGGCTGTATGATCTTGGCGCGACGCAGAATGCAAAAGGCGTCCGTGTCCGTGGTCGGGGGTCTTATCGATCTGCCTTCATCGCTCAAATGGCAAGTGGCCACCGAGGGGTAATGAAGCGCGTTGGAAAAGAACGACTGCCGATCAGGGAGTTGTTTGGACCGAACCCGGCGCACGACGTGACCAACAACCCCGAAGAGTTCCTGAAAGTCCTAGCGGAGCTAATAGAAGATCACCTCGCGCCTCGCGTCCTTCACGAACTTGACCGCCTCCTACCCCGCTGACCCCTCGGTCGGTCGGGCAGGCCCCCCCGGGTCAAGGGACCGTATCCGCAATCCTCCCCCTGCGGGGCCGGGCGACCCCGAAATCCCGCCAGTCTGACCCTAAATTTGAAGCCTAAATTTCTAAAGAGCGGCTAAAGAGCTAAAGAGCGCGGTAAAGTCGGAATGGATGCCTCCGTTACCAAAGGCGAATTCGCGACACTGATCGGCGTTTCCCCGGGGCGCGTCAGTCAGTATCTGGCGGAAGGGAAGATATCGCAGGCTTCATTGGTCGGCTTGGGCCGCAACGCCAAGATCCTTGTCGAGCGGGCAAAGGCCGATTTGCGCCTGGCGCTGGACGTTTCCCAGCGTCTTGGCAATGGGATTGATACCCGGATCGACGCCGGTAGTCAGACAACGCCAGTGCCCGGAGGTGGATCGTCGACCGTCGAGCACAGTGCGTTTGGAAGCATATTGCCGCCGCCGGTCCCCCAGAGTGGCATTGACTACGAACTCAAGCAGCAAAAGCTAGAGGCTGCGCGCCGGGTCAACAGGAATGCAGCCATTAGCGAGGCGCGCGATCGCGGCCAGCTAATGGAAACGGATGCCTCCCGGGCCGAGATGTCGCGCGTCGCGGCGGCGCTGATGGATGTGTTCGACGGCGGTCTTACCGATATGGCATCTACCATTGCCGCAGCGTTCCAACTGCCGCAACGAGACGTGAAGCATCTGATGCGGAAAGAATTCCGCAAGTTGCGAGAAACGGCCGCCAAGCAGATGAAGGCCAAGGCGGTCGGGCTGCCAGAATATACCGAGGTGGTCATCGAGGTCGAGGAGTTGGACGAGGCGGCGGTGTCATGAACCAGATTGTCGTGGAAACCGCGAATGCCACGCGCATCGCTTACGACGTTCTGCATGACACCCTGAAGCCTGCCGAGGATGTCGACTATCTGTCCTGGGCCGAAAACAACATCGTTTTTTCGGAGCTGGAAAGCCCAGACTATCCGGGCCC